CGTTCAGGATTTCATCTGCACTTTTTGTTCCCCCGTAGAAGCCCGTATTGGCCGTTTCCTGCGATTTTTCTGCATCGTACCGTAAAATGATCGTAAGTCCTGTTCCAGCCGTTGCAGCGTCCGAAAACGAGCTTGAAAGGGTTGTCTTGGATGTACAGGAAACGGTAAGTGTTCCACTCAGGAACTTACAGCCGGAAAACAGGTTCCCGCTATCCGTACAGGAAGATGGGATTTCACCGGTTATGGATTCCAGTGCGGTACATCCGAAAAAACTGCTGTTCATTTTCTGTGCAGACGATGGGATATGTACTTCTTTCAGGTTGACGCAGCCATTGCAGATATTCGAAAGTTCTTTCGCACTGTCCGGAATCTGGACAGATGCCAGAGCCATACAGCCGTAATACATGGAATCCATGTTCTCCAGCTGCATACAGGCTGTTGTATCGGCTCCCTCGATCAGTGCCGTATCACCGTAAAATACTTTTTTTGCCTGTTTTATATTTCCTGGAAGTTCCATGGCCTTTTCCAGTGCGATACACCCTTCTGCGCAGGATGTAATATCTTCCAGCCGGACCGCACCAGACATATCCGGCATACTGGTCATCGCCGTAGCATTCTTGAATGTTTCCACCATGCTTCTCACTGTATCCGGGATGCGGCACAATGTTTCCAGGTATTCGTCATTTCCTGTAAACCAGTAGTCCATGCTTTCCACTTCTGCCTCCGGATCAATCCAGGTCAGCCGTTTAACAGAATATTTCTTCCATGGCGCAGAATCTGATTTGAAATTCCGGACGCTTCCTTTTCCGGATATTTCTAGATCCCCGTTGGAATACAGGATAGCCTCCACATCATCTGGATTTTCTCTGCCGATTTTATACCTAACACTTTCATCACGGTCAATAAGCACTGTTATCTCTGCCTTGATATCCGGATATGCCTTGGAGGAAACCTCTACGGTAACACTGTGGCCATGTGCCGGCACTTTAGCCGGTGACACGCTGTATGTATCTGCATCCAGAAGCTGTTTCTGTTTCCCGGATATTCCGTATACGCGGAAATTTTTTTCTGAAATCCGACTTCCGGCAGCATAGCTTTTCTCTGCAGCTTCCACCTTGATCGTTTCCGGTTTTTCCGGTGCAGCTTCTTTTCGAAATTTTGGCAGTACCAAAAATACGACTCCAACAAGAATCAGCAAAATAACAGCAATCAACGCTATGATCCACAAGCTGCTTTTCTTTTTCTGCCTTTTTTTCTCTGGCTGTTTTTTTGATACGGCCATTTTTACTCTTTTTCCTTTTCCCATATTTCTCTTCCTTTCGTTTTACTTTTGCCTGTTATCCGGTGCCAAATCACAATTAGCCAGATTGGTATAATAATTCTGGATGGTCATTGGCGCATTATACAGTGCCGTCAAAAGATACGCCTTAATATTCCCGATTTTCTTTTCCGTATTGTGCAGGCACTTCAGGATATAACAGATGTGATCTTTATCCAGCTTCAGGAACATGCTTTTTACAATCGGAACAGGACGTTCCTTTCCTCCAATCCGGATTGTTCCTGTATCCGGCAGCATTAGGGTTTCTACAATCAGATCGACCAGTTCATCCACTTCCTGCTTGTTATAGATCGGCGGGTAGTTCTCGTAATCAATATTTTTCCGAATCAGTTCCCGGTAGGCAGATATCCGATCCATCATATCCATCCCATCTCTTTTTGTTCCCCGCTTTATATTATTCATCTTTGATTGATAGGATATGATATGATTATCTATATCATTTTCTTTAATTGGTATATCTTTAATTATTTGTGGTTGAAAATCCGTATACGGAAAATCGGTTTCCGTAAAATCCTGATATGGCTG